CATTTGACTTTGATGAGAAGCATGTTGTAATCGTTGGTAATAAAGGCCGTAGTAAAATCAAGTATCGCTTCTGCGACCCTACTATGATTAACACACCGCCTGAGAAACCTCTGACAATGCCTGAAGCAGAGATTACATTCAAGTTGACCTCTGAAGACTTTGACTGGATTCTCCGTGCCGCTTCTGTATTGTCTTCACCACAAGTTGCTATCGAATCTGATGGTACTGAAGTGAACATTGTTACAATCGATTTGGCAAATGATGGTGCTCACACCGATGCACTTAAACTAGATGCCGCTGGTGATGGTAGTAAGTATCGTATGGTATTTAAAACAGAAAACTTGACCAAAGTTCTACCAGGGTCTTATGTTGTATCCATTTCTTCAAAAGGTATTTCAAACTTTAAGAATTCAAATGTACCATTGCAATATTGGATTACTACTGAACAAGGTAGTAAATTCGAAAAGGCTAACTGATGTTAAAATACTTCACTAATGCATTGGAAGGTAATGCAACGCAATCATTAGCAATTAATCCTGCTCATGTGATAACAGTATTTCAAAGCACTTACACTAAAGAAGTGGAAGTAGATGAAGAACCAGAAACCACAAGTAAGAAGGTTAAGAAAATAAAACCGCCTGAAAAGAAAATTGTGACTGAGGATGTTACTTCAATTTATGTTATGACAAATATTGTTTATCATGTAACAGACCCTTACCTTGAAGTTGTTGCTCGCCTCAATGAGCGTGACTAATTTTTTTATTATGATTTATGTGAAAGGTTCCTATGGAACATTTGTTATGGACAGAGAAGTATCGGCCGAAAACAATCGAAGATTGTATTCTACCAGAACGATTGAAACTTCCGTTTCAGGAATACGTCAATCAAAGAAACATTCCAAACCTTCTACTGGCTGGTGGAGCGGGAGTAGGCAAGACGACCGTAGCCAAAGCACTTTGCAACGAAGTGGGTTGCGACTACATCGTAATCAATGGTTCTGATGAATCAGGTATCGACACATTCAGAACCAAGATTAAAAATTATGCATCGTCAATGAGTTTAACTGGTGGCCGTAAGGTCATCATCATTGATGAAGCTGATTATTTAAATCCAAATTCTACGCAACCTGCTTTGCGTAATGCGATTGAAGAATTTGCAAGTAACTGCTCATTCATCTTTACTTGTAATTACAAAAATCGTATCATTGAACCATTGCACTCACGTTGTGCAGTTATCGAGTTCTCTCTAAAGAATGGTGAGAAGGCCAAGATGGCCAGTGCATTCTTCAAACGAATTCAGTCTGTTTTGCAAAGTGAATCGGTTGACTATGATGACAAGGTTATTGCTGAATTAATCAAGAAGCACTTCCCAGACTTTCGCCGTATCATTAATGAGTTACAGCGTTACTCACAGTTTGGTAAGATTGATACTGGTGTATTGGCACAAATTGGTGATGTATCTATTTCGGAGATTGTAAAATTCATCCGTGATAAAGACTTTGGTTCTATTCGTAAATGGGTTGCTACTAACGATGTTGACTCTAATACCTTGTACCGCAAGTTATATGATTCAATGTATGATTTAATGAAACCTCAATCTATTCCACAGGCTGTGTTGATTCTTGCTGACTATCAATACAAGGCTGCATTCGTTGCCGACCAAGAGATTAATACTGTGGCTTGCCTGACCGAGATTATGGTCAACTGTGAGTTCGTATGATTATAGACTTATTTAAACCAACCATCGAATGGATTAAAGATGACTGGAATTCTAATCGTTTTCGCTTTTGCGTTGAGCTGCTTGCTTGGTGCATTAGTATTGGGTGTTCAATTACCATGGCTCTCACGGTTCCCAGCCCGCCTTTACTTACTCTTTATCCTATTTGGATTATCGGTTGTGGTCTTTATGCTTGGGCTGCTTTTACTAGGAAATCATTTGGCATGTTGGCTAACTACCTGCTACTTGTGACTATTGATTCCGTCGGCCTGATCCGGATGGTAGTAAATTGACCTCCGGCGAACCGTCCGTAAAATGTCTAAATCTTACGGATACTAAATATTTGGTTAAGCATTAAAATTATGAATCCATTTGATTATGTTAACGCTATCTTGCAAAACAAGAAGCAATTGATTGTTGATGAAATTACTGAGAAAGACTATACACCTTTCTTGGTCAACCGCAGCCTTTCCTATCATAAGGACTGCATCATGTATGCCAATGAGATGAATCGTAGGCACTTCCTTGATAAAAAACTACAAAATGATTTCCTTCTAAATACCGTACGGTCACAGAAAAGACCATTTGCTAAGTGGGCTAAAGTTGAAAAGAACGATGATTTGGAATGTATAAAGCTAATCTACAATTTTTCTGACTCTAAAGCTCGTGACGCTCGGCGTTTACTCAGCAAAGAACAAATCCAAGAACTAAAAGAAAAAACCGATACTGGTGGATTAAGGAAATGATATGGTTGATTTGTCAAAGTTTGTTGAGGTATCACTCAACGAACAGGATGATTTTTTAAAGGTACGTGAAACTCTAACTCGTATTGGCGTATCTTCTCGTAAAGAGAAGGTTCTTTATCAGTCTTGCCATATTCTACACAAACAAGGCAAATACTATATTGTACACTTCAAAGAACTATTTGCATTGGATGGTAAACCATCTAATATTTCAGAGAATGATATTCAAAGGCGCAACGCCATTGCTAATTTGTTAGAAGAATGGGGTTTGATTAAAGTGTTAAATAAAGATATACTAGTTGACAATATTGCACCATTACATCAGATTAAAATTATATCATTCAAAGAAAAAGACCAATGGGAACTTATTGCTAAGTATAACATTGGAAAGAAAACACCAGAATATTGAAGAACCCACCTTAGGGCCGTTTGATGCTACGGTATAAGGCGTCCGTGCAATTGAACTGACATACGTTAATTGTCCCTGTATAAAGTAAGCAGGAAGATATGCCTTCGGGGTATCATTTTTTATCAACTCGCTTAATAGGAGAAAAACTATGACACGCTTTACAACATTGTATCCTCAGTTTGTCGGCTTTGACCAATTATTCAATGAACTCGAAAGAATCGTTGAAGGTCAGGCTGTACCTAAACTTAATACTTTCCCACCACACAACGTACTCAAAGTAGATGACAGTCACTATGTCGTTGAAATGGCAGTTGCTGGTTTTAGCAAAGACGAAATCGATATCCAATTGGATGACGGTATTCTGATTGTTAAGGGTGACAAGAAAGATAAAGAGGAATTTGAATATGTGTATCGTGGTATTGCAACACGCTCATTCACTAAATCAATTCGTTTGATTGACACGATTGAAGTCCGTGGTGCAGAATTCAAAGACGGCATTCTACGCATTGCATTGGAGAATGTTATTCCTGAGAATAAAAAACCACGTAAAATTGAAATTGGTAACAGTTTGAAGTTACCTAAGTCACAGTTGCTTCAAGAAAAAGTAGCAGCTTAACTTTGGGGGCTTCGGCCCCCATTTAGGAAAATTATGAATATTAATATGATGATACATACTCACAAAGAGTATGCTTTTAATTTTGAGTCAAGTTGGGTTAAAGCTTCTTATGCGGGAGGTTCTGGTCCATACGAATGGCATCCACCAAGTCCAAATGGTGAGTACACTAATGTGAATAAGGGATTGCATACTGTCAATAAGTATCGCCATTATTATTCTAAAGTTGATGAGCTTGATTTTCTCAAAGCTTTAGGTCAACAAGCAACCGATTACTACCTTGCAAACAATGATACTGAATCAGAGTATCTTGGTGTTGGTTCATATCGTAGATATCTAGCAATTCAACAAGGTGTTGGTTATGTTGGTGAAAAACTCCATGTACCATCTAATGTTGAATCATGTAAGATGTTAACATCGGATTCACAAAAACAAGCCGCATTAAGATACTTACAATCAGCTGATGTTGTTTGTAGTCGTTATCGCATGATGCACAATTCTATTGAGAATCAATACCTAGAATCACAACTGCCTGAATATTGGAATCTATTCAAAGAAGGCATTCAAATTGTAAATCCTAGTTATCGTAAACATATGTTATGGTTTACTGACAATAGTATATGTAACTACGAATGTGTTTATATTCTACCTAGACACTTATTCAAACAACTTGTAAATGAATATTTTGAAATCATGGAGTATATTTGGAAGAATTGTTCTGAGACATTCCCTGATAAAAATAAAAAACAATACAACTGTACAGAGATTAACCCATGGAGATATCCTGGTTTCTTAAATGAAAGATTTGTACCATTCTTCTTCTATGCAAATGGTTTGCGGAAAGTTGAAGTGCCTTTAGCATTCTTAGAATAATGATAACTATTCCTATTATTTCAACAAAGCGTTCTTGTGGTGATTGCACATTATGTTGTGAAGGTTGGCTTGCAAATGTTTCTCATGGATATGAGATGTGGCCTGGCCGAAAATGTCAATTTGTTTCCTTAGAAAAAGGTTGTACAATCTATGACCAGCGTCCCGATAATTGCCAAAAATTCCAATGCCAATGGTTATCTGATGAACGTATTCCAGAATGGATGAAACCCAATAAATGTGGTGTTATTATTAGAGAAAGAGAAATAGATGATGTTAAGTTTTTAGAAATTACTGAGGCAGGACAAAAACTTGACTCGGAAATTTTAAGTTGGGCTCTTAACGCAATGACTGGTAAAGTATTTGTTAATTTAAAATATCAAGTTTCTTCTGGTTGGAATTATTTTGGCACCGAAGAATTTTTTCAAATGATTAAAAAGAATTACGGATGAAAGAAAAATTCATTGATGCACACATGAAGGTCGCTGAAGTCTATGCTGAATTGTCTTCAGCAAAAAGGCTTCATGTGGGTTGTGTTATTGTGAAGGACAATACTATTATTGGTATTGGTTACAATGGCATGCCTTCTGGTTGGACAAATGAATGTGAAATGGTTAAGCATACCGATTTTACAGGTACTGTGGTAACTATGTCCAAGCCTGAAGTGCTTCATGCAGAAACTAATGCGATTGCAAAAGTATCTAAATCTACTAACTCTACAGATGGTGCAACAATGTTTATTACACATGCGCCTTGTTTAGATTGTGCCAAACTGGCATATCAATCTGGCATTAATAGTGTTTATTACCGAAATAGTTACCGCAATGATGAGGGAATTGATTTTTTAAAGAAGTGTAAGGTTGAAGTTTGCCAGGTAAAGCCTTGCAATTCTTAGTATAATGTGTTATAATTGTTTTATCGTTTTTAAAAAAGGATGTATATGAATCTACGTGAATTGGCAAAGAAGTTAGTTGTTGAGAATAAGTTGCCACATGCAGACAGGTATGAACTGTTCTTGCGTGACTTTGACAACATGGTTGAAGTTGTTGGTTGGATGCAAGATCCAACTATCAATGTTCGTGAATTTCAGAATCGGGAAATGCTGATTCCAAAACGATGGGTGACCATCGGTGTGTTAGATGGTAATATGAGGGTTAAAGGATGATTAAGCTTTTAACCTTCAAAACAAATCACTCAATCATGGGTGATGTTACAGAAACATCAAGTATGTTTATCATTTCAAAACCTGTTCAGGTTATTATGCAACCAACTAAAGATGGTGCATCAATGGGTTTCGTACCCTATGTTCAATTCTGTGATGAATGGAAAACAGGTCTTACAATTAAGAAAGATGATATTCTTTTCGAAAGTACACCAGTTATAGAATTGATTAATCAATATAATGACATGTTCGGTTCTGGCATACAGATTGCCACATCCATTCCAAAACTATGATATAATGTGTGAATGTCTAAAAATTATTACACCAATGTTGCGGCAGTAGGCAACAATATCTGTTATCGGGGTGTGAAAGACGGTCGGCGCATTAAGCTTAAAATTGCTTATGAGCCGACTTTGTTTTTGCGCTCAAACAAAACAACAAAATTCAAATCACTTGAAGGTGTTTATCTTGAGCCGATGAAATTCGAATCGATGCGTGAAGCTCGAGATTTTGTTAAGCGATACGATGAAGTACAAGGCTTTGAAGTCTATGGCAATTCTAGTTATCAATATGCCTTCATTGCAGATGAACAAAAAGGCATGGTCGAATGGTCAATGGAAGAATTGTCAATTGCAGTTATTGATATTGAAGTTGGCTCTGAGAATGGTTTTCCTGACCCGTATCAAGCTAACGAAGCGATTACTGCTATTGCTGTCCGTCAGTTGAATGGCGGCACCGCAGTCTATGGTTGTGGTGATTACAAGAATGATGATGAAACTGTTACATATCATAAGTGCCGTGATGAGTATGATTTGTGTAAGAAGTTTTTGTCAGATTGGAATACAAACCCACCAGATGTAATCTCTGGTTGGAATATTAAGTTCTTTGATATTCCATATTTGGTTAATCGTTTCACAAAACTATTTGGTGAAGATGAAACACGCAAGTTATCTCCTTGGGGTCTAATCAATAGTCGTAAGGCTGTGGTTAATAACCGAGAGTTAACTGCATATGAGTTTGTTGGCATTTCCACACTTGATTACATTGAACTATACAGATGGTATGCGCCAGGTGGTAAATCACAAGAGTCATATCGCCTTGATAACATTGCTCAAGTAGAACTTGGTGAAGGTAAAATTTCTTATGATGAATTCGAAAACTTGCACCAGTTGTATCGTTTGAATTACCAAAAGTTTATTGAGTACAACATTAAAGACGTTGACTTGATTCTAAAACTTGAGAACAAGTTGAAGTTGATTGAACTTGGTCTGACTTTGGCCTATGATACAAAGACCAACTACGAAGATATCTTTGCACAAACTAGAATGTGGGATGCTCTAATCTATAACTATCTGTTGGACAAAAAC